GGAATGTTAAGTACAGTGCAGGGTGATATTGTTAAAAATTTATCTTTGCTTGGATTAACGCCAAGTGATAGATCAAAACTGGGGGTTGCTGAAGTGAAGGCTCGCGGAAAACTAGAGGAACTTCTCCAGCAAAAACATAATGCAACAAACTAATTCCTGGCCACCGCGTTGGCTAACGCCAGTAAGCGATGCAGAAATTGCAGCAGGCGATGGGCCGCTTTATAGCCAGTTCGCAGAAGCCGTTTGCAGAGTTACTAAAGATTCAATCGCAGCACCTGCTGGTGAGTTATTAAGTCTGCGCCCTTGGCAAAAAGAATTACTTAATCACGCTTTAGCAAGAAAAGAAAACGGCAGATTTAAACACCGAACCGCATTAATTGGGATGGCCAGAAAGAATGGCAAATCGGCACTCGCTGCTAGCGTTGGTTTAGCAGGTTTAACTCTCTGCGGTAATGGTTCTGAAATTTATTCTTGCGCAGCCGATAGAGATCAAGCCCGAATTGTTTTCGGTACTGCTCGCAGGATGGTTGAACTCGATCCTGAACTTTCAACAATGTTTACTCTTTACAAAGATGCAATTGAATTTAAAGATAAAGGTTCAGTTTACAGAGTTCTCTCTGCTGAGGCTTACACTAAAGAAGGATTAAACCCTTCTCCATTAGTTATCTTTGATGAGGTTCATGCTCAGCCCAATCGAGAGTTATGGGATGTAATGAGCCTTGCAGGAGGTGCCAGACAAGATTCACTTCTCTTTGGCATAACTACTGCTGGAGTTAAAACTGCAACTAGCGGACAAGATTCACTTTGTTATTTTCTTTACCAATATGGGCAAAGAATTGCTAAGGGTGAAAATGTTGATCCCAGTTTCTTTTTCGCTTGGTGGGAACCAACTAAACCTGAAGGGGATCATCGTGACCCGCAACTTTGGCAAGAGGCTAATCCTGGTATTAGCGATATTGTTGATTTTGAGGATTTTGAATCGGCAGTATTACGCACTCCTGAAGCGGAATTTAGAACAAAGCGAATAAATTGTTTTGTTAGTACAACTACTGCTTGGCTGCCAACTGGTTCTTGGGAAGCAATAATAGATTTAGAGCGCGAGGATATTCCTGGCGAGGATGTAGTTCTAGCATTTGATGGCGCGTTCTCAAATGATTCAACTGCTTTAGTTGCCTGGTTCTTAGGTGGAGAAAAACCACATTTAAAAGTTGTTGGAATATGGGAGAAGCCGCACGATGCAGAGCAAGGTTGGTTTGTTCCAGTTGCTGAAGTTGAAAAAACAATAATAGATGTTTACCGAGATTCCAGATTCCAAGTTAGAGAAGTTGTATTCGATCCCGCAAGATGGCAACGAACCTTCATGGTGCTTGATGAGAACGGCTTACCAGTTGTTAGTTATCCAAACTCAGCGGAACGAATGGTGCCTGCAACACAAAAGTTTTATGAGGCCGTCGTTAATGGATCGTTTACTCACGATGGCGATGAACGCTTGGCCCGCCACATCTCAAACTGCGTTACCAAACAATCCTCAAGAGGAGTAATGGTCGCCAAGGCTTCAAGCCGTCGCAAGGTAGATGCTGCTGTGGCTGCGATCTTTGGTTATGACCGAGCCACGCAACCGCCTGAACCCAAGGCGCCACTAACTAGATATTTTACTATTCAGGTTTAATTAGTTTAAATAATTATCCTCTGAATTTATGCACTCCCTATTAGGGCAAAACATTAATTTAATTTCAGTACCAGTAACAACTGGAACATTACAACTAGCGCAGGTTATTTTTCCCTCGCGCATTTGCTTTCCTGCCTCACATAGATAACCACTGCAATTATGGCATTGGCAACCTTGCTTTATTACTAAGTGTTTACAACATTTCATAATTACCTTCCTTAGTGATTAAGTATTTCCTAACCACTAACTTAATTATACTTTTCACACTTTTAAAATTACATAAATTGCAATTTATTACGCATAATAATTACAGTAAGTTAAAAGACACGCCACGATTTGACAAATGAATTTAACAATAAGGGGGAGTAAATGAAAAAAATAAATGCTGCTTTGTTGGTTGAGGTAGTAGGAGTTGCCTGCGTAACAACAGGCTTAGCAATACTTTCAATTCCAGCCGCGCTAATCGTGCTTGGAAGTTTTTTAGTATGGATTACAGAAAAAGGTAATTAATGAATTTATCAAGAGCCTTACGCCAGGCTAGTGAAAAGCGAGCAACAAACCAATTTGTTGAGCCGCTAATCCCAGGTCGGCCAGCATATAGTTCACCAGCAGGAGTTGTAGTTTCATCTGAAACCGCAATCCGCATGAGTACTGTTTATGCCTGCGTTCGTTTGCTAGGCGATACAATTTCATCATTGCCGATGGGTGCTTATGTTCGCAGAGGTCGTAATCGTATTTCTTATGCTGCTGTTTATGGTGATGTTCCTGCTTGGATTAATAAGCCAAATGCAGAATCAACTCGGATGGAATTTTTAGAGCAAGTTCTTGCTTCATTAAACCTTCGTGGAAATGCTTACATACTTACAGTTCGTGATGATATGGGTGATGTTGTAGAACTTTACTGCATCAATCCTGAATCAGTAAGAATTGTTCGCAAAGGCCCTAATGAACCTTTAGTTTATGAAGTAACAGTTAAAGAATATGATCCAGCAGGCGGAACTTATACTCAAGATTTTAATCAAAAAATAATGACGCTTACTCAAGATGAATTATTACATATTCCATTATTTAAATTGCCAGGTTCTTTTTACGGCTTAGGCCCAGTTGAAGCAGCAAGAATTACAATTGGTGCAGTTATGGCAGCCGATACTTATGCTGCTTCTTATTTTGGAAACGCAGCAAACCCAGGCGGCATCATTGAAGTACCTGGTGAGATGACCGAGGAACAGGCAACATCAATTGGCCGAGATTGGAATATCACTCATTCTGGCCCTTATCGTGCTGGCAAGATTGGCGTTCTAACAGGCGGCGCTCAATTCAAACCACTTGCATTAAATGCCCAAGATGCTCAGTTATTAGATACACGCAGATTTGGACTTGAGGAAATTGCAAGATTATTCCGAGTTCCAATTTCATTATTAGGACACCCAGTTGCAGGTGCAATGAGTTTTGCTAGCGTTGAAGCGCAGAATCTTTCATTTGTACAACATTCACTTCGCCCATTACTAGAAAGAATTGAGCAAGCACTCTCATCTTTACTTCCTGAAAAAGATGGATTTATTAAGTTTAATCTTGATGCACTTCTACGCGGAACAACAATTGAGCGCTACGATTCATACACAAAAGGTTTGCGTGAAGGTTTCTTGAGTTTAAATGATGTTCGTGCAACTGAGGATTTATCTCCTTTAGGTGAGGCTGGCGATCAATATCGAGTTCCTCTACAAAATATTGATGCTGCTGATGCTAAAGATGTTGGCTTGAAGTTAAGAACTGAGATTGTTACTGCACTTATTCAGGTTGGCTTTGATCCAGCAGCCGTTAATGAAGCAATTGGTTTGCCTAAGATGAAGCATACTGGGGTTCCAAGTAGTCAGTTGCAACAAGTTTCAACAATTGACCCAGGCGATCCAAGTGCTGTTTATGAGGTTAAGAGTCGAGAGGTTTAGCAGTTTATGCCATATTTAATATCTGATAAACAAAGCGATTGCGCTGATTGGGCAACTGTAAAAGAGGAATCAGATGGTTCTTATACAACCATTGGTTGCCACATATCTAAGCAAGATGCAATAGATCAGATGGTTGCAGTTTCAATTGCTGAAGGTATTGAACCAGGTGGTGAGCGTAAAAGAGATTCAAATACTGTTGTAATTGTTGATGTAGATGGAACAGTTTTAAATGGCAGTGAAGGCATAATCAAGAATATAGATTATGTAAACAAATTAGGTGAAACTTATTATATTCATATAGTAACTGGTAGAAAAATTAATGAGCGTGAAAAAACTGCAAATGATTTGCACAATGCAGGATTAATCTATAATGCCTTAACTTTAAATGATACAGATATGAGAAGTCCTGAATATAAGAAAAAAACTGCTGAACAAATTTTAAAAACTAAATCAATTAAATTAGCAATTGATAATGATGATAGTGCAAGAAATGCCTATCAATCACTGGGAATAGAAACATTAAATCCATCTCAAATTAATCCAGAAACTGAGGCCAGAGCAGTAGATTTAAGTGTTCCTTCATTTATTCAAGAAAACGCAAAGCGTGGTTTGAAGTATTATGGGGAAGGTTTTGGGGGAGATGGTTTAGTACCAGCAACCATCGCAGCAGCAAGAGATATGGTTGCTGGAAATATAACAGAACCAAAAGTAAGAAAGATGGCTCCCTGGTTTGCTCGCCATCAAGTTGATGGTAAAGCACCTTCAAACAGTAATCCATCCGATCCAGGTTATCCAGGAGCAGGCTTAGTTGCTTGGCTTCTTTGGGGTGGGGATAGCAATTTTTCAGATAGAGCGCAGAATTGGGCGCAACGCAAAATTGATGCTCTGAATGCAGAAGCAGAATCAAGGAGAGAAATGAAAAAGATTGAACGCCGCACTTATACAGTAAAAGATATTCAAGCAAGATCAGCCGAGGATGGCACAATGCGCCTTGCTGGTTACGCTGCTGTATTTAATGAATCAAGTGTGCCACTACCATTTAAAGAATCAATTGCGCCAGGAGCATTTCGTAAAACATTAACTGAAACTCCTGATGTTAGATTACTTATTAATCACGAAGGTTTGCCATTAGCACGATCAAAAAATGGCACATTAACACTTACTGAGGATGAGCGTGGATTATATTTTGAGGCTGATTTAGCCGATACAACCGAAGCCCGTGATATTTACAAACTGGTTGAGCGTGGCGATGTAGATCAAATGAGTTTTGGATTCAGAGTTATCCGCCAAAAGTGGAGCGAGGATCGCACCCGCAGGGTTCTAACTGAAGTTTCATTAGCCGATGGCGATGTATCAGTTGTTACCTACCCTGCTTATCCAACTACAAAAGTTGAGGCCAGAGAGCAGTTAAAAGAAACATTAATTGCAATTAAAGAAGGCCGCGAAGTAACTGGTGATTCACTGGTTGCATTAAAAGCAGCACTACAACAAATTTCTGAAGGTTATGATTATATTGAGGAAGTTAAATCAGCCCTTGAAATGATGGTTGGTAATTCTGAGGTTGATCCTGAAATGCAACTTGATCCTCAAATGCAATTGGATTCTCGCGCCGTAGATGTAGTTGGCGATTTTGTAGAATGGGATTCAAGTGGTGGAACTGCAAGAGGCAGAATTGAACATGTAATGCGAGAGGGAGTTCTTGGAATCCCTGACAGCACCTTTAGTATTAAGGCTGAGGATGGCGATCCAGCAATTCTTATTAGAGTTTATAGAGAATTAAGGGATGGTTATGTAGCAACTGAAACTTTAGTTGGCCACAAAGCAAGCGAGTTGCGTTCTATTGAACCACTTAAAGAACCATCAAATGAAGCAAGTCGCAAAATATCTTTGCGCTTAGCCCAAGCAATAATCAATAATACAAAATAAATTTCTGTTGTAAAAATACAGCAGATGAAGTCGGAGCGAACTGCGCACCCTTTAGCGCCGCGCAAGGTATCGCCACCACCTCAAAATTCAACCAACCAAGGAGTTAAATTAATGTCTTATTTAGACAAAGTAATTGAACGCCGTGATGCAGTGAAGGCAGAGATGGATGCAGTTCTTGAGGCAGTAGCCGCAGAGAATCGCACCGATCTAACTGCTGATGAAACAACTAAGGTAGATGCCCTAGTTGCAGAATCACGCTCACTAGATTCAAAGATTGAAAACCTAAAGGCCCAGGCAGATGCAGATGCAAAGGTTGCAGAAGTTCGTGCAGCAGTTGCAGATGTAGCAATGCCAAAGTCTGGCGGTGCAAAGGTAACCCGCGAGGAGCGTACCTATACACCAAATTCAGGAGCATCATTTATTAAAGAT